TTGTTATTTTGGTTGTGTCTTCAACTTGCGCCCAAAATGTATCATTTAAACGGATTTCTCGCATTATTTTCACCACTTGCACCCGTTTGTCGCGCTTTTGAATTAAAGTGTCGCAAATCGCCTGTAATGAGTCCGTGTTCTTTTTGAGCTGTGCGGCTAACTCGTTAAGGCTGTCCGCTTTTTTTATTGCTGACATAGAATTTATATCTATTTCAATTCGGTTGCAAGTGTTTACCAATGCCCCGGTCAGGATGCAAAGGCCAATGACAATAACGGATAATCTCATTCTGCAAAGAAGTTTGTCACAAATTTACCTATTGCTCCCGAAATTCCTATAATGAGCATAGTTTTGGGGTGTTCGATATTTAACCCTGCCAAAAACAGCGAAGCCGCTGCGATGCTATCCCCTAACACTCGGAAGCGTTTTGGCGTTGGTTCAAAGTAGGATTTTAATCTCACCCTTGCCCCACGCTTGGTTTCTTGCGGCGGTGCTTGTTCTGCGACTTCGTGTGCCGCCCCAGTTTCCTTTTCGGTTTCGGTTGCCATTTTATTGTTTCTTTATTTTTTGCCATTTTTGAAGAATTTGTAAATGCCGATGCAGCTTAAAATCAATGCAGCGGTGAATGAAAGGAATTGAACTATGGGCAGCAATTTTGCCGCTACCCCTGCCAGCCATAAAAGCCAACTTCCTGCGATTGTTTCAGCTTCGTTTCTCATTCAACAACCTCGCTTTCTTTCAAGTCAATCGGGGGTGTTGGTTTTGGTTCGTAAGGTATTCGTTCCATACTCGCCCAGATATGTGGGTAATCGCGCTTTAAATACTGAAATTCTTGTGCGCAATATTCTTCATCACTTACCACCCAGTTATCTTTTGCATCCTGAATGGGGTTTAAATAACTGCCTTCTGTGCCGCGTAACATACGCACATCGTCAATGTTTACACCGGGGGGAAATTTCCACATTAAAATCATATCTGCCTGCCTAGTGTTGTTTGAAATGCCTGAACAGCGGTGTATAAATCAGAAACTTCTTGATTTGTTAGCCCGTCACCTATTGATGCAAAAGCGCATTGTTTATCCGACCAGCCACCACTTGCAACACTGCCACCATTTTCAACTCCAATGTATAATGCTTGTGCGGGTAAATTATTAGTGTTCGCAGTTGTTGCAGTGCTTCCTAATTGACTTCCATTTCTAAATAATTTATGGACTGTTGAGGATGTACGAGTGCCTAAAAATAGCCCTTGTGCATTTGCGATGCTGCCAGTTATACGGTTATTATAGTTATAATGGTCACTTAAATAAACCCCGGTATTTGTACCTAATGCCATTGTTGGGTTATCTCCATTTTCGTAAACAGCAAAATCGCGCGCCCCATTTTTTATATTTGTTGTACGCGAATAAAAACTGATGTGTGTTGAATTTAAAGTTAGGGCGGTGCTTGGTACTAATTTGGTATTCGCGTAACCGGTAGAGCCATTAAATAAAACGCCATTTGATGAATGAGTGATGCCACCAAAAAAATCTAAATAAAATGCCGCATCTACTGAACGAGCATCGCGCAAATTCCAGCGATGTGTTGCTGCTGTGCCACCAACAAAAGGATAAACAGCTTTCATTTTTGTCCAAATGCCATATCCCTTTAAATCAATAACAAGTTGTTGTACAGCACTTGTAATTGTTATATCGGTAATTGCAGCGGCTGTCAAAAACAAAGTGGCATCGGCATCACCCCCGGTTGCGCCTTCTGTATAACTGCGAACCAATCCAAGCCTTGTACGAAGTCCTAACCTGCTATTAGCCATTATGAAATTCGATTGACATAACCAACGATGTTGACATTGTTTGCAGAGCCAGCAAAAGCCCGTATAACTCTGCCGCTGCTTCCGTCACCTGTCAAAATTAAACCGGGTAAAACAAGGCTCAAACCTGATTTTGAAGGGATGCCGACAATAATGCGGTCATCGGGATTTGAAGTGCCACCAAATTCGATTGTGAGTTCAACAAGTGATGTGCTGGTATTTGTTGCATATAGCCATACTTCGTCAACCACTCCGCTACTCGCTTGTGTGGTGTGTATTGTTGTTCCGGTGCTGCCCGATGCAGCTACTTTAATCGGCCTGCCACCCGTGCTGCCCGATAGTAATATTTTTGTGAATGTTGCCATTTTATGAAAATACTTGAATTTCTAATATGTCTGCCCCTGCGCTTATGGTAAGGTCGCCCGAACCAAGCACCGAGTTGCCGTTAATTGTTTTGATATTTATGCCACTTGTAAGAGTGTCCTGCTTTGCATCGACTGCCGTTTTAACCGCCTTTTGTGAGGGATAAAAGGTGTCTGAATTATCGGACAGCGTTGTTTTTTTGTTGGCAACATTTTCAGGAGTAAAGCCCAATGCCGTGATTACATTTGTAATATACCCTTGTGAAGAGACCCACGCTTGGGTTGCGTATCCTACCAATTCAGCGGTGATGCTGTTTAATACATCCAACGGAGTTGTGAAAGCATTTATACCCCATTGATATACAGCTTTTACACTTGGGTATTTGGTGTTGCTCGCTTGGTCAGCATCTACATTTAAAGATTTGTTTGCCACATTTTCAGGCGTGAAACCTAATGCTGTGGTCACATCACCGGATGAAATTGTCAGGGTGTAAAATTCCAATCCGCTGGAATCGGCTTTAACCCTCACCAACTTGCCACCCTGCCCGGTGTAACTCTGTGGCACATCGGTTAAATCGGTGAACAATGTCGCGCCGCCACCCGTACCCCCGTAATAAAGTAATCCCGTCCATGCTGTTGTTCCGTCGCCTGCTTTGAACTTACGGGTATCGGTTTCAAGTCCGATTTCACCTTCTGCAAGAACCGGGTTTTGGGCTGTCCATTGTGCAGCCGTTCCGCGCCTTAATTTTATAGTTATGTAACTCATGCGATGCCGCCGTTAATAGTGTTTGAAAATGCTGAATTGTAATAGCCCCCGTCAATGACCAAAAGCCCCGATAAATCCAATCCCGGAAAATCGTAATCGTTTGAAGGGACATCGCAAAAGTCACGGGTATTTGAAGCGGTGAATGTCAGCACACTTGCCACCCCTGCAACGATGTCGGTTTTATCGTCATAAAAAGGTGTCGCGCTGTCTTCTAACTTCCAAATCCCTGCGCTGTCGTTGCGGTAAATGTACCTTAAAGTGCTGTAAATGTCCAAAAGAACTTGGTGCATATCCGAAATTCGTTCCACAGCATCGCTAAAATCTTCCCGATGCCTGTCCATTACGGCAACCGCAAACCTAAAAACAACCCTATCCATGTCAATTTGTGAGCCGTCGGGGAATATCCGCATCAACGGATAAAGGGTGTCACCAGTTGTGGCAACATTGTAGTCAAGGTTAGTGACTACTGCCTTTATCTGTTTGTGATTTTCCCCGGCTGTTGTAAGGGCGTTTAATAGTTGGTTGATTGTCACCATATTTTTCGAAGTATATCAGGGCTTTTTTCTCGTTTTTTTCGCGTACTTTACTCATTTGGGAAAGTCATAGTTTAAAAAGCAATCTTCTGCGCCCGAACCTAAAAAGAAACCGCCCAGCATATCCTGCTGATGTGGGTTAATTACATCTATGCCGTTGCCTGGATTAAGGTATAGCGGGAACAACTGGTCATTTTCCATTAAATAATCGCGCAACCTTTGGGCGTAGTATTCTGCCTTATGTTGATATTCGCGTTCAATCCGGGTGAGCTGGTCAAGGTCAACTGAATTGGAATTGTCGCTGCTCCGTGTCATGACGCTTTTATTCATCATTTTAAAGGTCATAGGCAGCATACTTTCAGTTACGATGTAATGATATAGGCAGGGCGCGATATAGTTGTTTACAAGCGTTAAATAGTTACCCGCCAGTCCTGCGCCGTTAATGTCGTCGCAAATCTTATCATACAAGCCCGAACCGATGATATCCCGAATGTAAATGTCCTGCGCTGTCCGCATAGCCGTTTGCAGAATTTTGCTATCGACATTTTCATCGATGGGCGTGTTCTTCTTGACATCCTGCTCACTTACAAAAAAAGCGAAATTAGCCATTGTTTTGCCTCCTTACATAAACTTGTTTCCAATAGTGCCTACACGAAGGTATGTGAATTGCGGGTGAACTATCCGGCACGGTGTACCAACCGCCCCTGCGCTTCCAAACATCGTAGCCCAAAATCTGTGTCAACTGGTCAATTTCTGCTCTTGTGTACAATCTATTCATCTTCATCATTTCTTTACAGAACTCACGGCTTTCGCCACCGGGTACCAGTGGGGGCGCATCAAGACGAAGGTCGTATTTATACCTTAATTCTATTTTTGGAGTTCCACCGCTATCCCCAATGTCACCGCGCCCGATGTCGGTAATTTTTATCGCCCGATTAGTCCATTCAATTTTGCCAGCATCCTGCAAGATGCGAAGTATTTTAACCACTTCTTTTTCGCTTATTTCTGTGCCTTTGCTCAATTCCTGAATGTTTGCTTTTGGGTTGTCTTCAATGATTGCCAGCACTTTAAGTTCGTCGTTTGTTAATTCTTCAAAGGTCAACTCTGCAAATGTTTCAGCACTTTCGCCAAACTTTGCAAAAACTTCCAAATCGGTAACTAACCACTTGGTTACATCTTCTTGTTCGCTGAATTGTGCGGGCGCGGGTGTTGGTTCTTCGATTATGTCAAACCCCAATGCTTCGCGCACTTCGTTTTTAGTCACAATGCCTGCCTGAAACAAACCCACATAATCCATGCCGATAAATTCGCTGTCTTGTGTGCTTATTTTAACGCCCGGATAAACGAAGTTAGCCACATACTCAATGCACTTGTCCAACTTTGCCTGCCTGCTGTTTACATACGATTTATGGAATACCTCATATGCTTCAATCAGTTCGTTTCTTGCGCCAAGTTGCCCGTCTGCTTTTTGCCCCATTAAGATTGGCGGGAAATTGTGAGCCGTAAAAATTTCAGCATTCACCGCTTCATTCAGTTGCAGGAATTGTTTGTCAAGGTCACTCGGTTGTATTTGGCTAATTTCAGCGGGCTTCTCGTTATTGTCATTGAACTGAATTATCAATCCCCCGGCGTTGTCTGTTCCGGTGGTGCGATCCTTAAATTTCCTTTCAAATTTCCGGGCTTGTTCCGGGGTTGGTTCGCCTTTGAACAACTGAACCAGCGTGCCATTTGAAAAGCCGTTGCGAATGTTGTTGTTGTGAAAGTTTGCAATCTCAACATCAATCTCGATGTATTGCAACCCGTGGATATAGGGTGGCAACGGGTAAACGCCAAGCCCTGCATCGTATTCGCGGTGATAGTAAAGTTGAACGCTGAATGGTTGCGCTTCGTCCGGGTTGAACGAGGGGTATTTTTTTATCTCATCAACCTTTGCTTTCTGCCAATCCAACGCATAAAAATATTCGCTGTGGTCATTGGTACGCACCCGGCTAAAATCTACATGAAAAAACTTTGCAATCTGCCCTAATTTGTTGTAATGAACCTCAAAGCAGAACCCATTAAACAATTCATAATCCAGCGCAATCTTTGCTTTAAATTCATGCAGCCCCTCGTATGGGTTAACGAAGTCCAGCATCTTTAAAGCCGCGTCATTACCCTCAATTACACATTCACTTCCGGCAACAAATCGCGCCTTTTGTTTAAGGATAGCCCCGTGTTTTGGACTACGCTTGTAAAATTCCAAAAGCGTTTCAGGGAAGTCGTTTTTTTCGCCGTATGAAATAAAGCCCTTTTGCTTTTGTTCTTTGAACTTTGGCAGTTTGCTTTCGGCAAAATTTATTTTTAATATCTCAAAACTCATCCGATGTGATGCTGTTTAATTGTGGTGTTGATTTCGTTATCATTAAAGTTGCTGTGACTGGTTTCGCAGTATGCCACGCCCCGGTCGATTTCCTCGTTGGCAAGATCAGGATCTATATTAACCGCGCTGGTTTGAGCAAATAGTCGCCAATAATGTGTTCCTATTGCCAGCGTCTTTTGCGCTGTGCTGCCCTCTGTAAATGTAAACTGCTGATACCTTGCTGGGTGTGTGCTGCTGTCGGCTACAATAAACGCCTTTTGCTCCTGCGTGGTTTGGCTGTCAAACACCAACAGATAAACGGGTGATGCGATTGTAACCTTTTCGCGCCCGGTTATGATTAAAGTATTTGCAGCAGCTTTCGTGATGTATAGCACACTTATAAATGTACCAAAAATAAAGCGGAATAAATTACCCCTACTCTGTTACAAATTTGCGGCAAAACTACCCTAACCATATAACAAAAAAGGCCACCCGTAGGTGACCTCTCTTGCTGAAAGATTGGAAGGTTAAGAAATACCCAACGAAGTTACAACAGCGCTTTGAACTTTCAAAGGCAGGTCTGTTTCTTTGTGTAAAAAGTTAAGAACATGACCTTTGAAGTCGCCAAACGCCTGACCGAAATTGCTCTCGGACTGCTGCAACTGAACACCATAATCACCGCCCAACAACCAGTAATTATCTTCGGCATCTTTTACAATGAGAAGCATACGATTTTGAGCCAGCAACTTAATTTCGTTACGCTGTGCGGTGGTTACTTTGTGCAAACGGGCGTTTACTTCGGCCTCGTAGAAAACAGTTGCGTTTTCAGTTGAGGGAATAGTGCGCCAAGTCATTGCGGTGGTTTCTTTTTCCAATTCGTATTTGAAATAAGATTTGCCGCCTGACAAGGTGTGGGCTGATACTTCACCGCTTGATTTG